TAATGGATGCAGGCGGAACACCAAATCCTGGAAGAGTTAATGTACCAATTGATAAAAAAGATATAGATATGAAAACAAATCGTTTAGTGACAGATAGTTATGCTCCAAGAGATAGTGGAAATATTGGTAAAATATATCAAACAAGACCTGATATACAAGAATGTAATATAACCAGGGATATAAAAGATATGAATGCATTTGAAAATAGACTGGATGGTTCTATTTTGGAGTCATTAAATAATAATGATTTCAATATAAAAATAAATCCATTGCAAACTATAGATAATCAATGATAACAAATATCATTAAAAATGGAAGTAATTATTTAAAACTATATTTGGAAGAAGACATAATAATAATATCAAATGATCATATATTATATACAAATGGTGATTTAAAAAAAGAACATTTGAAACCGAAATGTTTTACTAAATATCATGGTATTGGTACAATTGTAATAGGACATCATCGTATGTATAATAATATTTTACATTTAAAACTAAAACCTCATTCGAGTTATAATATATTACCTGAAAACTTTATAGCATGTTCTGAACATTTGAAAATTGTTTTTGTTCCTGGTGAAAATAAAATGACTTTACAAAATATTTCAGAAGATATACAATATTTATGGTTATTTGCATTTGGAAATTATGAAAAAATAAGTATGAATGATGATGAAGAAATGCAATTAAAGAAAGGACTCTTATTAATCCATGATTCTGAATTAGTGATTTCAGAAAACACTGAATTCAATATAATAAAAGGTCCTTGTAAATTCTATATTCAAACAATGATAAATGTTCAAAATATTAAACCAGATGAGAATATTATAACAAATTTATTGGAAAAAGTTAAAAATAAAGGTAAAATAAGAAATACCTTGCGTAATATATAAAGTTTTGTTGAAAAATATATATAGAATGCAAAGTTTATCAGATACGCATAAGGAATATATTGAAATGATTCAAGATTTCATTTCAGTACCCTTATCACAAAGAATATATGATATTTATGTTGAAAATAATAAGAAGGGGAAAAATGTTTTACAAGAATTTCAAAAAGAATTAGAAAATATTCCAAATTGGAATAATCATATAATTGAGATTGAAACACATAATATTATTGAAAAATCTGAATGTAATTATCTTTATAAACTCATTAAATTAGCTATAAATTTAAGTATTAAGATAAAATTTAATCAACATGGACATAGTTTGAAAAAACTGAAAATAAAAATGCCTTCTATTGAAGATTTTATTCACAAATGTTTTATTAATTCAGCTTCATTTTGTTGGAAACATGCCTATCTTTTTACGACAAATAAGCTGACCTCTGTACAAATTCAAAATAATATGAATACAATTGAAAACAATATCAGGAAAATGATTTCTAAATCATTGAGACATTGTATCAATGGAAAAGACTTAATAGAAGAGTTGGAGAGTTTATCGGATAAGTCTTATAGAAAGAGAAGTAACATCAAAATGCAAGGAAAAACTAAAGAATATTATGAAGATTATGAAAATTCAAATATTGAAAAAATTTCAGAAGAGATCAAAGATTTAGATGATACAAATCAAGTTTCTAAGGAAGATATAGATTCCGACGATGATATTGAACATGTATCTAAAGACGATGTAGAGTTTGATTATGATGTAGAACAAGTTTCTAAAGAAGATGATATAGATGATAATAGTAAAAATGAAGAATTTGTTGATGATATCAATGAAGAAGATAATGAAGAATTCGTCGATGATAATGATGGAGAAGATGTAAAGGATGATGATAATAGAGAAGATAATAATGAAGAAGATGATAATGGAGATGATGATAATGAAGAAGATGATAATGGAGAAGATGATAATGGAAAAGATGTAAATGATAATGAAGATGTAAATGATGACAAGGATGATAATGAAGAAGATGATAATGGAGAAGATAAAAAAAGAGATACAGAATCCGATGAAGAATCAGATGATATAGCAAATGAATATGAAACAGAGAATACTGATATGTCAAATAGATTTCAATCAGATGACGATATTTCTTCACAAGAAAATGAAGACGTAAAAATTGTTAAAATTGATGATGTAAGTAAAAATCAATATTTCAAAAAAAGGACAAATTTATTCTTCTAAATTATGTTTATCTATAGTAAATAAGTAAATGAAGAAAAAAGTTGAAACTGTAAATACATGGTATATAGTTCTTGCGATTTTGTTATGTATATTAATAATTTTAATAAGCTTCTTATTATATTATGTTATGAAACTACCAAAGGACAAAATACAAACAAAGAAAGAGGTTATATATATCAAAGATAGTATACCAGAACAACAGGAGAATATCAAAATCTACCCTCAAGACCTTCCTAAATATGATAATGAGGAATATCAACAAGTTGGTATATTAACAGCAAATGAAACTGATAAGGAACCTATAGTATTACCATTATTTGCTAAGAAATTGAGAAATAATAGAGATAGATGGCAGTATTACACTGCTACCGATAAAAATAACATGATGAGATTACCTCTACATCATCAGAATATGGATTGTGATGATTCAATAGGATGTAAAGAGATATATGACGGGGATATAATAAATGTTGAAATATATAAGAATAGAGTTTTCACAGCAACTATTTATAAGAATAAAGCTCCTCAATATTTTGCAGATAGATATTAATAACGAGATGATGTTTTTTTAACTTTAATAGTACCTGTATTCTTTTTTTTAGTGAACACACCTGTATCAAATGGTTCGTTATCTTCTTCTTGTTCTACTCCCATTTCTCTTCTTTGATCTTCTAAATTTTGTAATTCCCATAAGTCATTACTACACATTTTAAAATTGGAATCAGATGCTTTATACCAGAAAACCTGGTCTTCTATTTTATTACTTTGTATTTTATTATCAATAACAAGACACTCAAAGTTATCAGTTGTTTGTGTCATAACTTGATCAAATACTTCAAATGTTGGAAACATTCCTGCATAATTTTCATAAATCTTTTGTCGTTCTCTTATTATATTATTTCTAAAAATGAAGACATAATCAACATTGTTTCTTAAAACAGGAGGTAATCCAAGTGAATGTTGCATGGTTATAAGAAAGAATATCTTGTAATGTCTTCCATTCATAAAAATAGATCTGATATTAGTATCATTAATCCATCTTTTATCATATAAACAATCGTCTAAAATCAGAAATGCTCGAGCATCTAATTGTGATTGTCCAGTTTTTTTTAATTCTTTCTTCCTTTCGGTTGAAAGATTTATTTGTCTATCTAAGAATTTTTTAATTACTTGTTCTTCGCATTCATCATATATCAGCATTTTAGGTATAAACTTTTCAAAATATCCATTTGCTCTTTCTGTCGGACTTATCACAATACCAACTGGGATAGATCTATGATAATTTAAAATATCTTTCATACAATATGATTTACCAGTGTTTCGTTTACCTATAAAAACTACAACAGAATCTGAAGTAATACGTGATGGATCAAATTTTTTGAGTTCCAACTTCATATATATACTAGAAAGATATGTGACTATTTTATATCAATTTATTTTTATTATTGATTTAAGACACAGGATTAAATCCTGTATACACATTTTCTTTTATTTGTTTCAACATCATATTATCTATATTTTCTTTAATTTGATTGTTATCAATAACTTCATTATCAAATACATAATAAAATATAATTGTAAGTAATATATATAGAATTAGAAATAATCCTATATTTGATACTGAATATAAATCGTAATCTTTAACGTTTTTATTATATTCATTCATTTGTAATATTGTAAAAAGTATAATTGAACAAACCAGTGACCATATAAAATACATTTCCTAAAAACAAGTATTATTTATTTTGTTAAGATTTATACTCATGTGTCTTTTTGAAAGAAATATCGATTCTAATTAATTCAAAGTATGTATCTGACAACTACATTATTTTACCAAAACCATTTAAAGCCAACTATATTGATAATATATTATGCAGTTGAAACTTGGATCAGAAAAATCTGGTTTTATCTATGGGGGAGAAATAGTGAAAAAACTTTTGAAACATTTGAATCCAAATTTAGAATTGGTCCTTCAACATTGTAATGGTTCGGATATAATCATATCTTCGACAGATCATTCTAACCATTCCTCGGATACAGTCAATTATTCAAAAAAAAATTATATTTATTACTCTGGAGAACCATATATCCAACATTTTAATAAACATCATGATAAATATATAATCATTGGAACAATTTTAGATACAAGATCAAATTACATATATATTCCTTATTTTTTACAATCAAGCCATCTGTATTTGAAACGAAAATATACAAATAACAATAGACCATTTTTTTTAGCATATTGTAATTCAAATCGTATTGGTGAAAGAGAAAGGTTATTTAGAATGTTTGTTGAAAAGTCTTCGGGTGACATTTGTCATTCTTTTGGAAAATGTAACGGGGGAAAACCAGAAACGCAAAAAGAAAAAATTGGAGGAGGGTGGGCTGGGGATGAACTGATTGACAAGTATAAAGACTATTCTTTTGTGATTGCTATGGAAAATTGTAAAAAAAATGGTTATGTTACTGAAAAAATCATAAATGCATTTTATAGCGGTGCTATACCAATTTATTGGGGTTCAAATAACGTTAATGACTTTTTCAATAAAAAGGCTTTCATCAATGTCGATGATTTTGAATCATTTGAGAAATGTGTAGAGTATGTTTTGAATATGACTGAAAAGCAAAAACAAGCAATGATGAATGAACCAATTTATAACACCGAAAACGATATTGTAAATCTCTTTAATCACGAATATAATATAGGTGGTAATTCGAAATTAGATGAGTATGTTGAAATACTGAAGTCCATATTGCATCCAAGTACATATCAATAACAATGGATTTTAAATAGTATGAATATATGCTTTTTAAATAGTTTAGTGTATTTTGAGTACATGTTTACTACTTTTTCTAAAAAATAAAATAAGTTTATAAAATTTTAAAATATGTGAAGGAATGTACTCTTTTTAGGGGCTTACAACTCTTTGAAATATACTTGCATTAAATTTGTAACGATAAGAGAACAGCTCATTTGTTCTATTTCATTTTTTTGAACATTGTATCTTATCAACATCTTTAATAATTTGTGGTAATAAAAAAAGTAACATATTTTTTAGGAGGAGATTACAATGATGCACAATTTGAAAGGATACTTTATATTTTGAAATTTTGTATGAAACATAGAAAAATTAATTTTGACATTGACATATTTATAGAAGTCATGAACGAAAGATTGTTCAAATTTCTCACGAAGACCATTGTTGATAAAGAATTAACTGAACAAAAAGATTATGATAAAATAATATTATCTGATATTTGTGGTTTTATCAAAATTGACTATTATGATTATAGAGATAATGAAAACGATAATTGGTTAATTAAAATTTTGGAGTTTTGTGGAAAATATAGAGGTTTTAATCTCAAACATTTTCAGAAATTGTCTTCAAGTATTCTTGCTTATTATAGAAAATATGATAATGAATATGATAATGATGGTAGTATCAAAAATGACAATATAGCAGCATTTGTTAGAAAAATATTGAAAAAAGAGTATATTGATGTCAATGAAACTCAAACAAATATAAAAGAAATCCATAAAATATTACTCAATATTTATAATGAAATATTTGATAAGATTCTATTTTTGATATATGAGAAAAGTATGACAATTGAATTACATTATCATGAAAGAAAAGAATTGAAGTTATTAATGAGGCACATAATACAAAATATTAATAAAATTATTATCAATTTTAATTCCAATGATTTTCAAGATAAAGATATTAAAAAATCTCTGCTTCTAGACATCAATTCGGTAGATGCTGATTACAATTGGAGATCAAGTGGTAAATATGACGGTATATCTCCGCCTAGGAATTATATTCAAAAAATTATTTTAGGAGACGATGACACTTTGAGAATATTGCAAAAACACAATGCATACGATAATGTAAAATATCTTGTTACTGATTTTCAAATTGTCAATTGAATAAGTTTTTGCACATTTGTGATTTATAAGTTATTCAAAAACTCAATACAAACATCTTAGGGGGTTTGATTGGAACGAATACGATTTAGTGTTCATAAAAGGTAATAGAATTCCTACCATTCTTTAATTTGACGATCTTTTTTCGATTATTGAGTACATGTTTGTTACTTTTTCTAAAAAATATTATAAGTTTATAAAATTCTAAAATATGTTAAGAAATGTACTCATTTTAAGGGCTTAAGGAAATATAATTATATGAAAATATTATGAACGAACTTAAACAACAACAAATATATTATTTTTGGACTTTATATGAAATAGAAGGTATACATAAAGCAATGAATTGGTTAGATACACAAAAATATTATGAAGATGAAGATTCATGCCGTGATGATATAACTAAAATTTGCAAAAAGCTTGATAATCTTTCTGTATGAAAAATAAAAATGATTTCATTATTGTTATCATATAATTAAAATGTCAACTTCTCAAATGTCAATAATGAACAAACATATACACTTGATTATTTACAGTTAATCTTGGAAAATGCATACAATACTGTTTTATCAAATAACAATCATATTTTTATTATTGATGTTGAAACAACTGGTTTACCAATTCGATCTTCTTATAATAGTATCCCAGACCCTTCTTCATTTCAATTATATAAAAACGCTCGTGTGATTGAAATTGCCTATAAAATATATGAATGAAGGACAAAATATTGATACAGTACTAAATAATTTAACAGAAGATTTGAGAAATGTTACAAAAATTGTTTCCCACAATATTGATTTTGATATCAATGTCATCCTTGCTGAATGCTTCAAGATGGAAAACACAAATATTATCAAAAAAATAAATAGTATTGAAAAATATTGTACGATGAAAAACGGACAATCTATTATGAAAGTCAAAAAGTTTCCAAAACTGGTGGAACTATATAAATATATTTTTCAAAAAGATATTTATAAAGAACATCGAGCTCTATCGGATGTTGAAATTTGTGCAGATTGTTACTTTAATTTATCCTAAATATTTAAAAAAATGACGGTAAGACTAAATAAATAATGAATCAAAATGAATTATTACAGATATATCATAATACTATCGATTGTATGTTCAATATTTAATTATAACCATACATTGATCTATTATGACAAATATGTTCCCGATAACTTTTCTCGATCCAAAATACTTAATAAAAAATATTCATGTATCAGATATTATCATAACAATGAATTTTATAAATATACTGAAAAAACATGTGAAAAATACAAATACGATTATTTACTATTTCAATTGCAAAAGTCTATTCATATCAATGATTATGTTTTATATAATATATTTTACATAATTATGTTGTTACCTGTCTTATTTATCCGAGAATAAAATACATTTCAATCTTGATATATATATGTCAATGTTATCATTATCGATATATTTATCATAATGCAAAAACCATTTAAAAAATGATTGGAAATTAGTCATTTTTTTACTCTGAGAAATATATAATATGTTATCTTCATTGATAACGATTTTATCAATATCATAATCGTTATCTTTTAAAAATGTGTTATATATACAGCCAATATTTATTTGTGATTGTAGAATAAATTCCTTATTTCCAATAATTGGTGAATTATATAAAAAACAAGATGTAATAAAGAGATATTTATATCTTTCTGAAAGATCATATGCTATAAGTGATGCTAATGATCCACTTATTGAATGACCTGATATATAAAGATGTGCAACATTATTATTTTCAGATAATTTTGATATATGTTTGATGATACCATTTTTTATTTTTTCGTATTCTAAAAATATACCCTTGTGCACCTTTATTTTGCCATGAATTGATATTAGTTTATTATTGACATTCATGTCTAATTCACAGTAAGGACATATAAATATCAAATTATCGTTTTTCAATAGAAAACAGCTTGTTGTATTTTCTGATATGTAATGTATTTTATTATTAACAACAATTTGATGCAAATAACCAAGATTTGTATCTTTATCAATTTCATTCATGAAATCATGTGGAGTTTTATTTGCTAATTTGGACAATAACGCACATTTATAAAGATCATTAATAAAGATTTTATTCATAAATTTTATACAATATAGGTAAAAATTCTATATTTTATAGATAAAAAAAGATTTGATATTTAGTTACTGTAAGCAAGACCACCCATACCAGACATGATACGAAGGACGTTGTAATTTACAGCATATATAGATAAATTTCCAGAAACTTTGGAAGATACTGATAATACAGCAGTATCTATACGAGACATATTAAGGGTTCCAGAGGGTTGGTGTTCTTCGGGTTTAAGAGCGAATGAATATACATTGATACCAGAGTTCCATTTGGAAGGAGTATTTTCGTGATGTTGATAAGGTTGTACACTTGAGAAATAAGATCCATCACGTTCGGCCATACGATCATTTCCATTTAATTGTATTTTAGCCTTCATAACATGATTCATATACTGATCATCGGCATATTTATTCCATTTATCAATTGCGGTATCATCATTAGAACGAACAGTCCAGATAAGTTCTTTACAAGGATGATTGAAAGTCATTCTGGAACTCTTCATGTTATTAGAGTCAGTGCTTTCAGTTATGGTATCAGAGCCAGTAAATTGAAGTTGTTCAATAAGGTATTCGTGTGAAAGTTGAGCAAATCTTCTGCGTTCATCAGTGTCGAGGAATATGTAATCAACCCATAATGATACGTCAGATAATTCCGCAGCACCAGTAGAAATCTCAGATTTAGAAGCATAGGAAATATTGATTTTGACTTCATGATATTGAAGAGCAATAAGAGGAAGTGCTAAGCCAACGTTGCGACAGAACCAGAATTCAAGAGGAACATAAACTTCGTATTTTTTGCCAGTAGATAAAGTGGTGGAAGATAATTCTCCATCGATTCTGGAAGCACCGCCAACCATTTTTTCGTAACCATCTTTCTTACCTACAGGCATCGAAAGTTCATTCCAAATGTAAAGCCATTCAGAATAATGTTTGTCTATCTTTTGACCACCGATTTCTAATTCAATAGTTTTAAGTAATTTTTGACCGAAATATGGAACAAGTTCAATATCATTTTCAGAAGAATTTCCAACTTTAGCATTAAAGTAAATACGATTAATTAAATCACCGTTACGAGTGATAAGGACACTTACAGATGAACCGAAGTTATTATTTCCATTAAATGATTGTTCAATGGATTCCATGGCAAAATTAGTGTGTCTACGGTAAACAACTTTGAAAAAGGTAATTTGGGGATTACCAGTTAAATAAACATCTTGAGCGCCATAAGCGACTAATTGAAGAAGACCACCACCCATTTTATTGTTATATTCTTTATACTATAATAGAAGAAAAAAAAAGAGATATATTATTTTTATTATTAGTTGCTATAAGCAATACCACCCATGCCAGACATGATACGGAGAACATTGTAGTTGACGGTATAGACATTAAGATTTTTGTTATTAGCAGAAGAGTAATCTGATGAAACATTGAGATTAGCAGTATCTATGCGAGACATATTAAGGGTTCCCGAGGGTTGGTGTTCTTCAGGTTTAAGAGCAAATGAATACACATTGATACCAGCATTTGATGGAACATTTTCGTGATGTTGGAAAGGTTGAACAAGATTGAAATATAAACCATCACGTTGGGCAAAACGATCATTTCCATTAAGGACAAGTTTAGCGAAGTTGATGGGATTTTTGCTTGTGATACAATCAGCAGCAAGTTTTTCTAAAATCGCACTATCAGTTTTGTCGGTAACGACAATTTTTTTAGTTGCATCCGAAGCATCAGTTGTGTAATTCATCCAATTGTTATTGTCAGCATCGCCATCGGTTACAACCCATACAAGTTCTTTGCAAGGATGATTGAAATTAAGTTTAGCTTTCATTTCTTTTGAAGGTATCGATTCTTGACCAGTGAATTGAAGTTGTTCAATTAAATACTCATGGGAAAGTTGGGCAAAACGTCTGCGTTCATCAGTATCAAGGAAGACATAATCTACCCAAAGAGAAGCATTGAATCCACCAGTTAATGCAACAGCAGTATCACCTTTGCATTTATCACTTGTTTCGAAATTGATATTTATTTTAACTTCGTGATATTGAAGAGATATGAGAGGGAGAGCTAAACCAACATTGCGGCAGAACCAGAATTCAAGAGGAATATATAATTGAGATTCCATATCGGTTCCAGGTACACCACCAGTAGCACCTATCATATTGTAATAACCAGATCTCTTGGAAAGAGGGAGAGAAAGTTCATTCCAGATATACATCCAGTGAGAATAATGTTTATCAATCTTTTGACCACCAATTTCTATTTCAACATAGTTAATGAGGCGGAGACCATAGAATTTACATAAAGTATCTCCTGTTGCTCCCGACAAATCTACAGTGAGATAGACACGATTGATTAAATCACCATTTCTTGAAATAGTACTGGTTACTCTTTGACCATATCCGGGAGTTCCACTGAAAGTTTGTTCAATAGATTCTATCGCAAAATTGGTATGTCTACGATAAACAGCTTTGAAGAAGGTAATTTGAGGATTACCAGTTAAATAAACATCTTGAGCGCCATAGGCAACTAATTGAAGAAGACCACCGCCCATATTATTGCTATATTCTTTATACTATAATATAAGAAAAAAAAAGAGAGATATTAGATTTTTAGTTACTGTATGCAAGACCACCCATTCCAGACATGATACGGAGGACATTGTAATTTACAGCATATATATTAATAGTTCCGTTTTGTTGACCAGTTAAATAACCAGATTGAGTTTCCATGGATAACACGGCAGTATCGATACGAGACATATTAAGAGTTCCTGAGGGTTGGTGTTCTTCGGGTTTAAGAGCAAATGAATACACATTGATACCTCTGTTAGAAGGTATATTGGTGTGATGTTGATAAG